ACAGGCTGCTCAGCACGGGGTACTATGCTGGTATCCACCGGGAATTCGGGTTCAGTAGACAGGCTCTACAGACCCATCTGACTGCTATCAGACGTATAGTCCACATCTATCTCTACAGATAATAATCCTGTAATATCCAGACTATTTTTAGGTCATACATATAAAATGCAGATTCACGGATATATTCTTATGTGTATATATCCGTGAGTCACCCTCAAAACATGAGGGTGCGTGAACCCTGAAGGGGGTGTACTATGCCGAGGAAGAAGAAGACAGGCAGGCCATTAGATTATCCGACTGCAGCTAAATTGCAGAAAGCTATAGATTCGTTCTTTGACAACACCCCCGTACCTACCGTGAATGGCTTAGCCCTGTACCTTGGATTCTATGACCGGCACTCCATTTACGACTACAAGGAAAGGCCTGCCTTTTCCCCCGTGGTAAAAAGAGCACTGATGAGAATGGAGGATTACTACGAGAAGAAGTTGTCGGATCCTGATGCTAAACCCGCTGGTGTGATCTTCTGGCTGAAGAACCACAAGTGGAGCGACAGAACCGAAGTAGCTCACTCGGGTGAACTCAACGTCATCAGACTGCCTGCTAAGAAGCGTGTGGGTGAGAAGCCGGACTGATGGAGTGGAATCCGCATCCCGGTCCTCAGACTGAGGCTCTAAGTAGGTCCGAGCGTGAGATCCTCTACGGAGGAGCTCGAGGCGGAGGTAAGACCGAATCCGGTAGGGCCTGGCTTGCTGAGCCTGAGTACATAGGCAACCCTCGATTCAGGTCTCTGGTCATCCGTAAGAACTTCAAGGACCTATCTGACTGGATCTCCAAAGCCCGGGTCCTGTATCATGGGATGGCTCAGATCACAAGCACTCCTGCTGAGATACGCTGGAACGCGGGAGGTGTCACAGTCATGGGGCACTGGGCGGACCCATCAGCTATCAGTCAGTACCTGGGACACGAGTTCCAAAAGATGCTGATCGAGGAGATCACGGACTGTCTACCTACTGAGGTAGAGTATCTCAAGCTCCTTGGATCGGCGAGAAGCTCCGTCTCCGAACTCGTTCCTCAAGTGTTCTGCACGACCAATCCTGGCGGTCGGGGTCATTCTTGGGTGAAGAAGCGCTGGGTAGACGTAGCCCTCAACAAGACTTACATCGATCCTGAGACCATGCAGAGTAGGATCTTCATACCAGCTAAGATCAAGGACAACCCGACACTCTGTGAGGCAGATCCAGCTTATCTGGCGTACCTGGACAGTCTGCCTCCACGGCTGAGAGCAGCATGGCGGGATGGGTCCTGGGATCTTGCAGAAGGATCCTTCTTCAGTACCTTCGGCAGGCACATGGCTGAGGCCTCATTCCAGATACCTGAGAGATCCTGCTTCCGGAGGCTCTATGGATCACTCGATATAGGCATCACGCATGCAACGGCATTCGGACTCTGGTACATAGCACCCGATGGGATTTGTCACAGACTTATGACTTATCTGCAGAAACTTGACTCATCACGGGATCACGCTCATGCCATCAAGCAGGCGATAGAGAGCTTCCCTTACACGCATGGGCATCTGCCCGAAGAGATCTTCACCAGTCCGGATGCCTGGACCAAGACCCGACTGAATGAACAGCTCTGGAGGGCACCTATCGACGAGTATGAGGAAGAATTCGCAGGCAAGACCAGATTCGTGAAAGCTAACGATGCCAGAGCCAACGGATGCCAGGTCATGTTGGAGATGTATGCCACACGGGACGGGAGACCTCAGAGCTACTACTTTGAGGAGTTCAACAGAGACTACGAGGATTACATACCTGCAGGCATGACCAATCCGAATAAACCCGAGGAATATATCAAGACCTCTGATGATGGGGATGACCTGCGAGACGAGGTACGGTACGGGATGGTAGGAGCTTACACAGTTCTGACCGGTGAGAGCAGAGCCAAGGCGAATCGAGAGCTAGCAGGCTCTTACAATACTGAGATGGCTGGTAAAGACTGGATGGACATGTGAACCAGGAAAAACTCATAGAGAACAGAGATCGTCTGATAGAAACAGAGAATCGTCTGTTCGATCACTGTAAAACTACTGCCGGGACGTACCTGAATCTCGGCTGCGGTCCGCGGATCCTTGAGGGGTTCAGGAACATAGATAGATATGACGAGAAGGCTGACGTCCAGGATGACATCATGTTACTGGCGACTATCGATAGCGACACAGTCGATGTCATGTTTTCTGCACACTCTCTTCAGCATCTACCGATCCGTTATGTGCCCAGAGCTTTAGGCAGATGGTCAGAGGTGATGAAGCGTGGAGGGGAGCTTCTCCTTAGCATGCCGGACTTAGACCTGATCTGCCAGGCTCTGTTATCTAACGGAGAAGCTACGGCGAGACAGTGGCTCAAGTACACGCTGTTCGGGTATCAGGCACCTCCGGGATCCGATGACTCCTGTCTGCAGATGGATGAGGGTCAGTTCCATTACTCAGGATATGCTATGGCTGAGATCATCAGTCTGCTCAGAGGAGTAGGGATCGTGTGTGACAATCATTACCAGTATGACGGTTATTCGACTCCTTCATTTTTCGTACATGGGATCAAGGAATGACTCCAAAGTCCACCGGGTGCAACCAGCTCGAGAACTGTAAGCTGTCGTTCATATCCTGGAAATGGGGCCTAACTTCACTGGCTGGCGCAGTACTTTTACTGGCTGGACTGGCATACGCCGGAGGCTCTAAGCTAGAGGCTCTAACAGACACGAACATTCACTGCTCAGAGGGCATCAATCGTCTGGAGCGCAGAGTGAATGCACTGGAAAACCTGGACTTCAAGATTGATACTTTACTGGCAGAATTACGTGATTTCACTGGGGGAAGCAGATGATTTATCCACATAAGTGTGACAAATGCGGTTATTCTGCAGACGTTTATGCTCCGGCATCTGAGTCAGGGGCTGTGTATGACTGCCCGGAGTGTTTCACTGTGATGCGGCGCATTTTCACTGCTCCAGGGTTGAATTGCACTGGATACTCCAGTGATCATCGGATCAATCCTCACACAGGTGCTGAGGAAGTGTGCATAGGGAATGATACTGAGGCTCTAAAGAAGCGGTGTGCTGCAGCTAAGAAAGCTCAGAGTGAGTACGACATACCTCGTGAGATCAAATCCAAACTTTGTGAGGCTCTATCATAATGCCTGATATGATGACATCGTACAAGGACATGAACAGTCCGACATCTTCAAAAGTCCAAGGCAATGCTCCTGATGCGAATAAGCAGACTTATCAGATGTGTATGGATCTGAAGCAGCGTGCTGTATCTGCCAGGAAGCAGTACGATCAGGACTGGGACAAGTACATGGAGTTCTATAGGGGCAGACAGTGGACATCCAAGAAGCGCCCATCTTATAGAGCCTCCCCGAACATGAACATCTGTCGTCCTACGATCCAGACCATCCTTCCAATTATGACTGATCGTGAACCCTCGATCGATGTGAGTCCTAAGGAGCCTTCGGATTATCAGTTCGCCAGTACCGTCAATGAGCTCCTGGATACCTGGTGGAACGGCAACAACATGAACTTTGTGCTCAGCGAGATAGTATTCGACTCTCTGATCTATCCCATAGGCATGGCCAAGATCTGCTGGGATCCCGATGCACTCAATGGTCTCGGTGAGATCAATATGAAGCGTGTGGATCCCCGAAACGTGTGGGTCCAGGATGGAGCGAAGGACTTCAATGATGAGAACGGTTATGTGATCGAAGAGACCAACATGCCGATCGGAGAGGCGAAGCTCAAGTTCCCGAAATACGCTGATCAGCTCGTAGCTACCTCAGCCAGCTCTGAGACTGATAAACATCTCGAGTCCAAGACATACTCCGGTCAGCTCACAGTCCAGTCCCCGACCGACCAGGATGTGGGTATCTCCTCCAAGAACACATCAGGATCAGGAGGTACCGTAGGACGTACGGTGAAGCTCTGGGAGTGCTGGCTGGATGATGACACCACTACCGAGTACGATTATGAGGATGAGGACGGTAAGAAGCAGAAGGGTCAGAAGAAAAAATTCCCGAGGGGACGTCTCATCACGATAGCCCCTGATCAGAAGCTGGTACTGCAGGACCTTGAGAATCCTTATTCAGACGCCAAGAAGCCTTATGTCCGGTTCATCGATAATGCTATCGCAGGGGCGTTCTATGGTGAGGGTGAGGTCGAGCCCCTTATGGAGACTCAGCAGCTCCTCAATAAAGCGGGAGCTACCATCCTGGACTGGATGAACATGGTCTCCAATAATGTCTGGGTCCTCGATGATGACTCCGGAGTCCGCCCCAAGGACATCACCAATCAGGTAGGTCTGGTACTGGTGAAGAAGCGCGGATCTGAAGTACGCCGTGAGCAAGCTCCTCCCATGCCCGATCAGGTATTCAAGTTCTTTGATGTACTGAAGAATCTTGCGGATACTCAGTCCGGTGTCCATGATGTCACACAGGGTAGGAAGCCCAGCGGGATCACTGCCGCTGAAGCGATAAGTGAAATGCAGGATGCTGCTCAGACACGTATCAGGCTCAAGGAGAGAAATCTCAATGGTTCTCTCACGCAGGCAGGCTCTATGGTAGTGTCCCGCATGCTCCAGTATTACACGGAGCCTCGTATAGTCCGTATCACTGGTCAGGGTCAGCAGTGGCCTGATTTCTACGAGGTATATGTAGAGCAGGTGGATGAGGACAACTACACCCTGAATAAGAGGAAGTATGACTTTGATGAAGCCGCACGCCAGTACGTGGCTGTGGACTCTTGGGATCAGATGGGTCCATCAGAGGGAGCATTCGATATTGAGGTGCATGCAGGCACAGCTATGCCTTACATGAAGGCTAAGAGAGCGTCTGAGGCGTTCAGGCTCTATGATGCTGGAGTGATAGATCAGGAGGCTCTACTGGAAGCGGTGGATTTCCCGGGATATGAAGAGATCTTGAGGCGCATGCAGGAAGCGCAGGCAGCTATGCCTGTTGAAGGAGCTGTACCACCCCCAGCACCGGGAGTTATGTAATGGACAACAATATGGATTACGGGTCAACTGTACAGAAGAACCCTCAGGATTATGGGGATACCATGAACAGGTACCGCAAGGGATCTCTGATGTCAGGGTCAGGCCGTATGGTCACTAACAAGAGTCAGGCGAATGCTATCGGGCAGGATATAGATGCCCGTAAACGTGCGCTTGGCAGAGTCATGGGAGAAGGGTAAAAATGCCTTATTACAATCCGGCTCGTGCCTACCAAAGGTACACTCAGCAGTACATGAATCGGCAGCCTGCACAGCCCGCTCCGGCGCAGCCAGCTCCGGCACAGGCCCCTGCAGCTCCGCGTGCTCCTCAGCTTCAGCAGAGGCCTGCGCAGGCTATCCCCATTAACTCTAACCCAGGCACAAACATGAGAGCTCAGGCTCTCCAACGTGCTGCTAGTCAGTACTAAGGAGGAATTATGCCAATGCCTATGCCTATGGGAGCACCTCCGTCTGGAGCCGTGCCTATGGGAGCACCTGCACCTGCACCTGCAGCACCACCAGTACCAGGTCCCGCACCGGCACCGGCTGCACCTCCTATGCCTGCTGCACCTCCTGCTGATCCCGGCAGTGAGAGTCCTGTGACAACAGCTCTGCAGACTCTAAGCTTATTCGCCAGCAGTCTCAAGAGCAAAAATCATCCGATGGCGGATAGAGTCATAGGGGATATAAAGGGGCTGCTTGCTACTCTGATGGAAGCAGGGACTCAGACGAATCAGACAGGAGTACCAGCACCTGAAGGTGAGGGGATGGCTCCTGAGATATCTCAGGGACTGCCTGGTGAAGGCGCAGCTCCAGCTATGGCTCCGGCTATGGCTCCTGAGGCAGCTCCTGCTGAGATGCCGAGGCCTATGGAAGAAGGAAAACTTATGGGATCAGCTCCGCGAGGATCGAAGCCCATGCAGAAAAACCCTGTCATACTATAAGGAGGCACTCATGCCTGGATGTGATTTCACAGCTGGTGACAACGACACAGTACAGCACAGTAAGTACTCCACACAGCCGGATTCGCCGAAGACTGTTTCTGGTCCACTGGATACACCCACGACTGGTACAGAGCTTGATGGACGTGCACTGTCTTCTGGAGCACTTGGTAATCCCGATAATGCCCAGGGCAAGTTTCCTGAAGGAAATCCCCTGAGTTCACCTGTCGAATACTAGTCAATCCTTCGGGATACACGTCAATCATCCTTCGGGATGTAACAAGGAGAGAAAGAAATGCCAGCAGGATATGATGAAGCAGCCGCAGATGCCATCGCGAGTCTCAGCGCCGAAGCCGGTAATGAGCAACCCGAAGCCTCTGAAGCTACAGCCTCCGAAGAGGGAGCACCTGAAACTTCTGAAGTACCTGACTCTAGTGAGTCATCCACTGAGGAGACAGCAGCTGAAGAACCCCAACCGGGAGATGCCGATTTCGACCCACAAGCGTGGCAATTGAAATTCCGGGATCAAACAATTGTACCAAAAGATCGTAAGCATCTTGTCGATCTGGCGCAGCAGGGTTTCAGTTACAGTCAGCGGATGCAGCAGCTCAAACAGCAGGAACAGGATATCCAGGGTAAAGCTCAGCAGTACCAGCAGTATGAGAAACTTGCTCAGGCGTTCCAGTCCAATCCGCAGTTCCGGGATAAGCTGTTGGCGATGTACAACGAATCCTTGGCTGGGGGAACTCAGCCCACTGAAAAACAGGCCGAGGCTCAAGAACAGGTCGCGCAGTTACCTCCTCAGCTCCTTCAGGAGATAGAGGATCTCAAGCAGTGGAGATCCCAGTATGAGGAAACGCAGATCGATCAGACTGTAAAGTCTGAGATTGAGTCTTTGAAGAGCAAGTATTCCCGTGAGGATTGGGATGTGCCCAACACTGGCGGGATGTCATTGATGAAGGAGATCATCCAGCATAATTTCAACAACCCGGCGATGTCAATGGAACAAGCTTATCGGGATATCATGTTCGATAAGCAGACAGCGCTAGCAAAGACTGACACCCAGAATGCGAAAGCTGAAGGGTTGAAGCAGGCAGCGGAGACCAGGAAGAAACAGGTCAAGGCTGGGGTTGTAGCTGGGAAAGCACCGGCGGCTCCTAAGGGAGGCAAAGGCGGGGTCAATCCTAAAGCATCATATGATCAGCTTGCTCAGCAGGCCATAGCAGAGTTTGTTAAATAAGGAGTTTCATCATGGCACTGACCTATTCCGAAATAACTGCAATCACAGAGAAATACTTTGTCAAGAAGCTTATTGACAACGTCTTTGAGAGCAACGTACTGTTCTCACGTTTCAAGGACAAGCAGATTTTGCTTGACGGCGGAGAACGCGTTCTTATGCCCGTAGCGTATGCTACTACCACAGCGTCTGGTTCGTACAGCGGTGCCGATACTCTCGACACTACTCCCAACGATCAGATCACATCCGCAGAGTTCACATGGACCCAGTACTATGCAAATATCACGATTACTGGTCTTGACGAATTGAAAAACAGCGGTGACGCTGCCAAGGTTTCGTTCGTGAAGAGCAAGGTCCAGCTGGCAGAGAAGAGCCTGTCCGATAATCTCGGTACAGATCTCTACAACCTTGGAACAACGTCCGGTGCCCTCATCGGTCTGCGTCTCGCGGTTGACAGCGCGGGAACTTACGGTGGGATCGATAGAGGTACCTACAGTTGGTGGGCTGCGCAGGAAGACGGCACCAACACAGTCCTCTCTATCCCTGTGATGGAAGCCACTTATGGTGACTGCACAGTTGGTAAGAGCAAGCCTTCTATCATGCCGACGACTCAGGACATCTTTGATGACTACCTGGCTCTTCTGCAGCCTCAGCAGAGGTTCACGGATTCCAAGACAGCTGATGCCGGTTTTGTCAACTGCCTTTTCCGTGGTACACCTGTCGTGGTAGATCAGCACTGCCCGGCCTCCCACATGTTCTACCTCAATGAGGAGTACTGTCACCTCTATGTCCACAGCAAGCGCAACTTCAAGCTTGAGCCTTTCCTAAAACCAACCAATCAGGACGTGGCTACGGCGAAGGTTTACTGGGCGGGAGTGCTTGGGATTGATAATTGCCGCATGAATGGAAAATTAAACACCATCGCATAACTTGATTTTAAAGGACTTACGACGAATGGTTTTAGGACTTGAATTCTCACCGATCAGGCAGTATAACCTAAGGGTGACCTTTATCCTTGGGGGATTGTCATGGTCAAAGAGAAGCTGTGCAGTAAGTGCCGGGTTTTAAAACATTCGTCGGAGTTCTATAAGAGAAAGTTACTGAAGTGCGGGCTTAGTAGTTGGTGTAAAGAATGCACAGAGATATTGGGAAAAGCAACCAAGGCAAGATACCGTGAGCAGAACAAAGAGGCAGACTACAAAGGGTACAAGTACTGTGGGAAGTGTGGGAAGCGGAAGCCGAAGACACGGTTCCACAGGAACCGCACCACTAAAGACGGCCTCGAGTGGAGCTGCAAGCTGTGTCACCTTGATAAACAGATGCGGATCAGGATCGGGATTGTAAGGGAAGACAAGAAGAGGGTATTCCATGAGCAGAACGGTAAATGTGCAATATGCGGCAAAACAGCCAGGTCTTTTAAAGGGCTGCGCGTCGACCATTGCCATGATACCAAGAAGTTTAGAGGCCTCTTGTGTCATTTCTGTAATGTCGGTCTGGGTCATTTCAAGCACGACCCAGAGATACTCAAAAAAGCAGTGGAGTATCTGGGAAAACACTAACAGCTTGTGTGGAGCTTTTCATTCACACAGGGAGTTATCATGACAGCGTATGACTACAAGTCAGTAAATGAAGAGAGCGTATCGGCAGTGACCGCTACGCCTTCTGTTGACCTTGGTACAATCAGATTCAACGGCGGGATCCAGTATCAGTACATGTATAACGCTGGCGGAGCAGGTAACCAGGGCTGTCCGGTCCTCGTGACTGGTGCGACAGACTATAACTTCGTCACCACTTATGCGCAGATCGATACACTGACTGCTGCGGGTGCTGATGGGTTCGCATTTGCCGGAGTCCTCCACAATGCTACATGCGCAGCGTCATCGTACGCATGGGTAGCTCAGCGCGGTATGATCCAGTGCCGTCCGGAGTCTTCAGCTATTGAAGTCGGTGATGCTGTGCTTATTAAGGACGGTGGAAATGCTATCATCGCACGTTCCGGAGTCACGGACACTGCTACTGCTGCAGAGTTGTGCTCGTTCATCGTCAACCCTGTAGTCGGTCAGGCCATGGAAGCGGCTACTGCTGCTGCTACTGGGACTATCTCAGTGTACATCCGATAACATCAACAGCTGACGGAGCTTTTTATTCGTCAGGGAGTCATCATGGCAGTATATGGAATGAAACCAATTGAGATCGAGAGTGTGTCGGCAGTGACCGCTACGCCTTCGACTGATCTTGGTACGATACGGTTCTATGGAGGCAATAAGTATCAGTATATGTACAACGCTGGTGCTGAGGCATACACAGGAGCTCCTGTGTGGGTGACAGGTGCGACAGACTACAACTTCGTCTCCACCTATGCCACATTCGCTGCTCTGACAGCAGCAGGTGCTGATGGATTTGCCTTCGCAGGTGTGGTACAGAATGCCACATGCGCTGCATCGTCGTATTGCTGGATAGCTCAGTCAGGTCTGCTTAATTGCCGTCCTCAGTCGTCTGCTATAGCGGTCGGGGATATGGTGCTCGCTGCGGATGACGGAAATTTCGTCATGTCCCGTACCGGAGTCACCAACACTGCTACTACTGAAGAGCTTGCTTCGTATATCGCCAACACAGTTATTGGCGTGGCGCAGGAAGTTGCTACAGCAGCGGCTACTGGTACTATCGCAGTATGGCGTAGGTAACTAACAAAGCCGAGTCGGGCAGGCAGTGCTGCTATCCCCCAGGGTATGCAGCCTGCCAGCCTTGGCTCTTAACCAATAATCCTGGGGGATTGCAATGAGTGTGACAATAAACGAAAACGTACAGACAGCAGCACCTACTATCATACCGGATCCGGTTGACACTATCAATGTTGACAGGAACGTGATCGATAATTATGAGAAGACGATCGCGGAGCTTCGTGCAGAGGTAAATGCACGTGTACCTATGAAGCTCACCTTTCAGCAGCTGATAGAGCAGCCCCCGATTACTCGTGAGCAGATGTATGAGCAGTCCTGCTCCAATGACAGCGTCACAGTGAAGTTCTGGCGTGATAAATGGGTGGGGCATACCCGGGAGAACATGGAGCTGTATGACTTCAGAGAACACAGTTCCATGACGTCCTATGCCAAGTACGCCTGCCGTCCTGTAGTAGTAGCTGGAAGCGGTCCTTCTCTGAAGAAGAACGCGCACCATCTCAAGGACAAGAACGAGAATATCGGTCTGGTGTCATGTCTGCACAATTTCGCCTATTTCATTGACAACGAAATAAAGTGTGACGGATACATCAACATGGACGCCGGGGACATTACGATCCCGGAGATGTCTCAGGGCGGGAAGCACCCAGAGCAGTATTACTGGGATGCCTCTAAGGATCAAACGCTCATAGCGGCATCTGTCACCAAGCCTGAGCTTATTAAGCGATGGCAGGGCGACATCCAGTTCTTCCAGGCTCCCATACCTGACCAAGCTATCATGAAAGAGATATGGGAGATCACTAAAGGATTTGGTGTGTTCTACAATGTTGGAGGCAATGCTCTTGGAGCGACTTACTATCATGCACGTGCTATCCTGGGCGGGATGCCTATTGCTATGATCGGTGCGGACTTCGCATTCGATTACATGCATAAGTTTCACAGCTGGGACAGTCCCTATGATAAGCAGTTCGACGGAGTAGTGCCCTGCACAGACATATTCGGGAATCGGGTATACACATGGCCCTCTTATCTGAATTTTTCCAAGTGGTTTCTGTCGCAGGCTATGGGCGGTAATGGAAATAATCCGATGATTATGATCAACTGCACAGAGGGTGGAGTGCTTGGAGCATTTCCTCACGGGAATGTGAAGCATGTACATCAGATGGCACTGGTCGATTTCCTTCACATGTACAATCATTACACAAGAAAACCGGAGATGGTCGAAAACCCTCCGGATCAACCAAAACTCTTATTCTGAGGAGTTGAACAATGGCAGTAACTTTCGCTCGCAACTTCAGTGTCATGGGAGATCGCAGAGTCGTGTTCGGTCTCGTCACTGTTAGTACTACCACCTCCGGAGCAGTGGAGTCTGGTCTCTCTATTATTCATGGCGGCGGTTTCACGTATCACAGCGCCACATCAGCTGTCCCTAATGCAGTAGTGCAGTTTAACGTTGCTTCCGGCGGATCAGAATCCAATGGAATGATCAACATTGCAACCTGCACTGCAGGGGATGACTTCTACATCTACGCTATCGGCGAGTAAGGAGGCCCCTATGTACGGACAGTCCTTGGTTAAGGGTGCAACCCTGAGCCTTACAGCATCGGCTGCTACCGGCACTACTACAGACGCTACTGATATCAGAGGGTGCAACAAGGTCTTCGTGAAGATATCATCGTTCGCCAGTGCCTGTCCTGTAGTAGTGATGGCTGCTGATACGGCTACGTCCTCCTCTCTCGGTCCTATCATGGTGCTGCACTCTACGGGTACAGCTCAGGTAGCTACATACACCATTGCCAGTACCGGGGAAAACGGAGATTCATTCTTTGATATCAGCAGAGTAGCGGGTTTGCCTTATGTGGGTTTCGCAGTTGCTTCAATGCCTGCAGTAGCAAGCACGTTGACAGTATACAAATCGTTCTAAGTGACACACCCTCCGGGGTGAACAGTTAACCATCCTCCGGGATGTAACAGAAGGAGTAGTATCATGGCTAAGCGGCGTTCTGTTCTGACAAATGATGGAGATGTAATCTACGACCAGCTGGTAAACGGCGCGAGATACACGATAGAGCCCGGCAAGAGTATAGAGCTTCCGAGAGCTGAGGCTGTTATGGTGAGAGGGCACTACTGCGGAGCCTCTACCAGCACCCAGCTGTCTTTGGTTCACATGCCGATAGAGGGCGGATCTCCTGAACAGACAGAATCTAAGAAGATTTTTGTGTCCCCGGATGGTAAGGAATTCAAGTCCAAAGCGGGGCTGATGGGTCACATGCGAGCACTCGTTAAAAAGGGAGATTTCAAAGATGACACCAGCATCAGTGCTGACAAACTGCAGGGCGCAGCTGTATGAGACCACAGCCACATACTGGACTGATGCTGAGCTCTACGGTTACATGTGGTACGGTGAGAGGGAGCTTGCGCAGTTAGTTCCGTGCACTGAGGCTGCCTTCCTTACTGCAACGGTGACTGATACCTCAGGGTATACGTCACCGTCCGATATCCTCTACTATGATCGGGTGACCTATGACTCTGTGAAGCTCAAACGAGTGGATCAGACTGATGTGGATGCCCTGAACCGCAGAGGCTATGGAGCGTCATCTACCACCGGTCAGCCTACCCACTACTACGAGTATGGTAAGATGGTCTATGTATGGCCTATACCGCAGGAAGCTGCCGACCTCAAGTTCTGGTACTTCTCAGAGCCCGCTGAGGTGACTGCTGCGGCTACCGACTTCACGGTGCCCTCCATGTTCCAGTCTTATCTGCAGGATTATGTCCTGTACCGGGCATGGGCTAAGGATGACAATGAGGGGAAAGCCAACTTCTTCCGGCAGCAGTGGGAGAACGATAAACAGTTGGCCTACAATAACTGGGCACAGAGGGGGCAGAGGGACGGCTACCGTGTAGTTCGTGATGTGGACAATTACCCTGAAACTCAACTGGGGATGATCTAACATGGCATGGGGACCTAAGGTCTATCGCAGCTCCCTCCAGATCAATGCGCTAGATGGAGGCCTCAATTCGAAAATTCAGACGACTAATACTCCTCTGAATCAGTCTCCCGATCTGCGTAATGTGCAGTTCGATGACTATGGGGCTGTAGGTACCGTCAATGGGTACAACCTATTCAACACCGCAGCGATAGCCTCAGCTCCTATCGATGGGCTTGGGCAATTCCCTGATGCCTCCGGGGATCAGACCCTGCTAGCGGCCTGTGACGGCACTATCTGGTACGCATCAGGCACGTCATTCGTGTCCATACCGTCCTCTACAGGACTATACACATCCTCTGTCGACGTAGGTATGATCAATGTCGATGACTGGGTGTACATGTCCAATGGCTCAGTGCGCCCCTATAAGTATGACGGTACGAATTTCCAGACTGTAGGCGTAGATACTATCGCTGGAGGAGCCTCTGCAGTATCCAATGGATCCGGAGTCCTCTCAGGCACTTATAGGTATGCTCTGACGGGGGTCAACACCAGTAATGTAGAGTCGGACTACTCTGTCATCGTGGACAGCATAGCTATCGCTGGGGGTAAGGTCCAGCTTACTGATCTGCCTGTGTACCCGACCTCTTCCGGAGTAGCAGATAAGTATCTGTACCGCACCACTGGTACTGCAGGATCTGACTCAGAGCTTTTCTACAGAGTCACTGCGATGACCAACGCCATAGTGGACTACGAGGACAATGCTTACGATTCGGAAATATTGACGGCAGCTCCTACTGACAATGGTACGATGCCCGCACTGAAGTTCCTAGTCTACTACCGCAGTAGAGTCTTCGGTTCCGGGAATGCCTTGAAACCATACAGGCTGTACTTCAGTGATGCTGGAGCTCCCGAGCATTGGCCCTCTACGAATTATATAGACATTGAAGACGGTGACGGGATGCCTATCACTGGTATCAATGCGTTCGGGAATGCCATCGTAGTTCATAAGAATGATGGTAAAGGACGCGGTTCAGTTTATCTGATCTACATAGGTGACTCTACAGGATACACGGACCAGGATAACTGGTATGTGTTCAAGAGCCCCTCAGCGTATTCATCGGTTTCTCACAAAGCACAGGCATTCTTCGAGAACCTCCTGTTCTTCCTCAACCGCGGCGGAGCTTACGGGCTTCAGGGTGATGATCTTGCCCGGTCTGCGGCTGATGCACAGCACGGTCGTTTCATGGTGGACTCCCTGAGCTGGGACGTAGAGCCTGACCTCAAAAAGATGGATATCTCTACGATTGATAAGTCGGCGGCTATTCAATTTGATCGGAAGATATGGCTCTCTGTGCCTTATGAGGCTGGAGCAGGCACCAACAACCGTATCTACATCTACGACTTTGAGAGATTCAGCGAAGCCGGGGATCAGAAGATAGGCGCATGGTCTTACAGGACAGAGCCTCCGGTGAACTGCTGGGTAGAGAGTGACAGTACACTGTACGGCGGATCCTCTGAGGATGACGGCAGGGTCTACTCACTGTCTGCCACCAACTACAACTATGGCGGGTCAGCAATCGACTCTTACTTCTGGACTGCTCAGATGAGCGGTCAGGAAGAGCACCGTGAGTTCGTAAAAGTTTTCCGGTTCCTCTATATCACCCATGACTGTCCCGGTGATTGGGATATGACTCTGCTGTATCGTACTGACTTCAGTAATGATACCACTGCTGATACTGTGAATTTGGATTCCGGCGGTTCTGAGTGGGACGCCATGGAATGGGACAATGACACGTGGAACGGCGGTACCAACACGCAGAGGACTCGAGTTATCCTTGACGGTGCTGTAGGGAAGTGGGTCCAGTTCAAGTTCGCGACCAATTCAGCAGACAAGCATTGGAAAGTTCACGAGATAGAATTGCTCTATACACTGAGGAGTAGAAGATAATGCCCGTAATCGCTACAGCTGCTACAGCTGCAACTGCCCCGGTGGCTCAGAAACCAACGGGCACGACAATAGGAACACAGACTTATGAATACAAGCCCCCCACTATGGATGGTAAGTCTCAGTACGATATCCAGCGTGAGAAAGTGCAGTCCGATGCTGAGAAAGAGCAGCAGAGACGCCAGGAGGCTCTAAGCCGTGAGTTTGCTTCCAGAGGTACACAAGACTCCGGGATAGCTATCAAAGCCGGGTTAGAGCAGCAGAGAGGCATCCAGGAAGCTCGTGCAGGAGCTCTGTCCCAGATAGATGTGTCTCAGCTTCAGGCAGCAGAGCAGGCAGCACAGACTCAGGCAGGCAGAGAGTTCCAGGCTTCACAGACAGAGCTTGAGCGTGGTCTCCAGAGAGAGCTTACTTATGCGGACCTGAATCTGCGTGAGCAGGGATTATTCGAAGAGGCTCGTCAGTTCGATAGCGAGCTTGATTTCCAGTCGTACGCTCTTGAGGGCGGATGGAACCAGGATGAGATCCAGAGAGCATGGCAGGCCTCTCAGAATGAATCGGGGAGAGAGCTTCAGAGAGAACTCACCTATGCGGACCTGTCCCAGCAGGAGCGCCAGCTGGCAGAACAGTCCCGTCAGTTTGATAGTAAGGAAGCGTTTGACAGGTATGCACTTGAGCAGGGTATAGCCCAGGAGGTAGCTGATAGATCCTGGCAGGCATCCCAGAGTCAACTTGATAGGGAACAGCAGACCACTCTCCAGAACGTAGAGCTTACCCAGGATAATGCTCAGTTCCTGTCAGACCTCAACCTTCGTCAGGAAATCGCCGGAGACCAGTCTGATCAGTGGAGAACTGAGATGACTCAGCGCACGGCAGAGCTTGCTCAGCTTCAGAATCAGTTTGATGTATCGACTGGTCTTGAGCGTGAGAGACTTGGTCAGGAGATGGAGGCTCTACAAGCAGAGATTACCTCCCGCATGGAGCTTCTGAACACGGAGCTTGCTGCTCAGGAGTCTCTGGCTCTTATCAATAACACCGCTGAGGAAGATCAACTGAGGCTGCAGATCGATGCTAACTCTCAGGATCTGCTTACAGAGCTGACCTCACGGGAGTCTATGCATGCTGCTGATCTCCAGAGGGATTACACAGCATTGAAGGATGCCTATGATCAATTTAATGCTTCTCAGGGACTTGATAGGGAGAGGCTGGCTCAGGAGCTAGTGGTGCAGCGCGGAGATTACCTCAACAGTATGAGGCTCTTAGAGCGCCAGCTCTCTGCTGAGGAGAGTATGGAAGAGCTCAAGTATCTCAACACTCTTGGACTCAATGAGCAGATGGCAGGATTCGAGGGGGACATAGCCAGACTCGAGTCCGACCTTGCCATAGGTGAGATGGACTACGCTCAGATGCTTGATCTGCAGAAGGAGCAGGCACGGCTTAAGAGTGAGTACTGGTTCAACCTCGGTGCTTCAGCTTCCCCGCTTGATGCTCAGACACAGAAGAGGATGCACCTGATGCAGTGGACAGATCCGATGAGCTACTACGCCTATCAGTCGGGTACTGCCGGGATGGCTCGTGAGGAGTTCATGCAGTCTCAGGAGTTCACTATGGATTATGTGAACTCTCTGATAGCCGGACTTGATACGGAGTCTCCAGCGTTCGCGGCTGCCGTGAACCAGATCTATGCGGAGATGGGTGTGTCCACTATCGATGAGATAGCAGGAGAGCCTTCTTCAAGCACTAATCCTTATGCCCTGGCTACCTCGGAGGACATAGGGTATGCGAATCTTTCCGGAGCCTCGGATCCTGCCCATCAGTATAACTCTATCTACGATAATCTGATAGACACTACTGATCCGTGGGTAGCCTCTTACAAGAAGAACACCTCTGGAGCCAACTCATGGGAGTTTGACAACATGCCTCCTGTGGGTGAGTACTTCACTGTAGGAGGAAAGCTCTACTACTCTCTGAGTAACGCACATGAAGAAGTGGCCCTTGCTGGTCAGACCAACAGGTCTAAAGTTCAGATATATGATGTGGACTCAGGGGAGACCTTGTGGATGTACACCCCGGACACTTCAGGCCTGACAGCGCCTGGCGGACAACCAAATATTTAGCGGGAGGATATCATGGCTTTTGGAGTAGATGATGCACTGGCAATCGCTGGGATCGTGGCAACATTGGCCGCGATAGGAACTTCTGTTGGTTCATCTGCAGCGGGTAAGAAGGAAAAGACCAAGCAGCAGAATTATCAGGACAAACTCAAGACAATCCAGGATATCGATGACAAAGAAGCCCAGCAGGGTGAGCGCAAAAAAGCTCTCGGACGTTTGGTGGGCGGTTCTGCAGCAGGATCCGTGCCGGGCAGCACTGACCCGCTTCCGCAGGCTCCTAAGGCTGGTACGCAGGCGAGCACCCTTAGTGGTGTCTCCGGTGCCCTGGGTTCTGCAGGTCAGTTAGCCGGTAATCTCAGTAGTGGTGACTGGCGTAAGCGCTACTCGAAATGGAGCAACTAAAAGGAGACAGAAATGCCAGCACAGCCTAAACGTACGTACTACTCGGATATGAATAGCTCCGGAGGATCCCGTTATATGGGTGAGGTACCGGATGCCCGCATGTTCGGCACTTCCGGTGAGACGGGCGTACAGCCCCCTGTGGCTGCGTCTAAGCCCGTACCCCCGTCAGTGGACCCTGGAAGACCTCCGCGGGATCCTGGTACAGTATATGAGGCCCAGGGAGATGATTACGCACCTGCTGCGGAGCCTGCCGGATCCGGATTCGGGGATAAGCTCGAGATGGGTGTGGATTTCGCTAAGGATAACTTTGCTGATCTGATCCTTCCGCTGATGGGAGTCATAGAGTCTCTTGCTACTAAGGGTGAGGGTACTGCAGCCAAGGAGGCTATAAAATCCTCGAGGATGCGGGAGTCTGCTAAGGAAGATATGAAGCAGAAGAGACTTGCCGGTGAGCTAGCTGGTGTGAAGGGCAAGGCTGAATCGGATAAGGTGGCCCACGGTCAGGAGTACCAGGAAAAAGTGAAGGCTCTTTTTGCTGATCAGTCCCTCTCAGAGGCAGACCGTCAGAAAATGGGTATGGTGCTGTATGAGGAGTACTTCCCGGAGCAGGCATCAGGCAAGAGACTCGAAAGCACCCTCAAGAAGGAGGAGACGGGCATAAAGGCAGGGCTGGAGTTCGACAAAGCTAAGCTTAAAGCTGAGCTGGAGAAGGCTGGCAGCAAGTTTGATCAGGAGAAGAAGCTGCGGGATAAATTCTTTGACCAGTCTAAGGATTACATCCAAGTCCGCGATGCCTATAACAAGATTAAAGCGGTGTCCCCTACTGCTATGGGAGATCACTCTCTGATCTTCGGCTACATGAAGATGATTGATCCAGGCTCTACGGTGCGTGAGGGAGAGTTCGCTCAGGTAGGCAAGAATACAAATGTACCTGGATGGGTCGCTAACATCTACAACAAGGCCTTGAAGGGCACCCGTCTTAATGATCCTCAGCGTAATGACCTGCTTGCACGGGTAGAGGAACTCTACGGCGGTCAGAAGAAAGGGTATGACACTTTAGAGTCTCAGTACACGAGTCTCGCTCATGACTATGGTCTTGATTCGAATAACGTGGTAGGAGGTGTGAGTCCTTCATCGACGATTACTCCTGAAGACAGGGAGGCTCTTACATGGGCTCAGGCTAATACAGGTGACCCTAAGGCTGAACAGATACTAACTATCCTGAGAGACAAATACCCCGGAGCTCTATAATGCCATTTGATCCTGACAAGTACCTTACCGGCAAAAGCACTGAGGCTCCTAAGAGTACACAGGAACTCACTGTGCATCAGGAGCCTTCCTCCGACTCATCCTTTGACCCTGTCTCTTACATAGAGGCTGTGAGTACGGTACCGGTGGATAGAGCTGGTATAGCTACGGCAGCCCCTAAAGAGCCTGAGGCACCTGAGTCTCCAGGGCTGATGGACATACTGAGTTATTTCGTCAGTAATCCAAAGGAGATCCCGGGAGCTGCCGGAGCTGCTGCCAAGGTAGTAGGAAAAGAGGCGGTATCTCTTGGTAAGGGAGCAGTCGAGCACCCGATGCAGACAGCCAGAGGTGTCCGTGCCGGTATCGAGAAGGCGACCCCATCCGTACTGAAGCCTATCGGTGAGCTCAATGAGTGGCTCACCGGAAGGGAGCAGCCGGATTACGAGCCCAAGACTGAGCAGGAGAAGAAGACTGCAGGAGTCACGGAGTTCACTAACCGCATGCTTCAGGGTCTCGCTCTTCAGTCAGCCCTGCCGGTACCGGGAGCTGCTGCGGGAGCAGGTAAGCAGGCTCTAACATTACTGGGTAAGGGTGCTCTGGCTAATGTGCCGTTTGTGGAGAAGGCGTTCAAGGAGGGCGGGATCAAGGAAGCCTCTAAGGAAGTTGCCCTGAATACTGTCATAGATGCAGCCCTGCTCGGAGGCTCTAAGCTCCTTAAAGCCATAGGCAAAGGACCGGCTCAGAAGGCATCAGAAGCGGCTGTGTCTGAGACCGTGAGGATCCTTGGAGGAAGAGGCAAAGGGACAGAGTCCATGCTTAATAGACTCCCCGACAGCATCACCCAGGCGATAGAGACAGCGGCTCAGTACTCGGATCAGCTTCCTAAGGCTAAGAATGCCGATGAGGCTCTAAAGAGTATTTCAATTATGTCCGATAATCTTACCTCAGCTATGTCCAGCTACCATAAGGATGTAGCCAAGCTCGATCCCCTGGATCTTAAGGGCGCTCTGGATGACGCTCTGAAACAGACGTGGGATACACAGGCAGCTAAGGCTGGCGGGAGTGCAGCAGAGGGAGTTGTCAGTAAGATGTCAAAGGATCTGTATTCTATCTCTGAGTCCGGGGTGGTTGATCTTGGGACTGCCATGAATCTCCGCAGTATGGCTGCACGGACCTCAGCTGTGTCCAAGGATCCTTTTACACAGACAGCCTATGGTACCTTCGCTGAGAATATCGATCAGATACTGAAGACTGAGGCAGGCAAAGACGTGGAGCTTATCTGGATGGAGGATGCTATGCAGCAGCTCCTGAAAGCTGAGACCACACTGGCAGCAGGGTTCCCTGAGGCTGTAGCTAAGGCATCAAGTAAGGGATTCATGCCTACAGTGCTTGGTGCTGCTGGAGGGGCTGTAGCGGCTCCTGAGGGCAAACGCGGACAGGGAGCTGCTGTGGGAGCACTCGGCGGTGCCGGGATTGCAGGTCCTGGTATGGGTATAGCTCGAAGACTCCTTAGGAGATTTTAATGGCTGAATTCTCACTACCGCATTATCCGATGACCAATGTCACGGTCAATGATGCGAGTAAATGGAATAAAAATCTACTCGCTATAGAGACCGGGATCAATGACATGCAGGGCCCAACTGGGGTACAGGGGCCCACCGGTGCATATGGGGGTCCTCCAGGAGAGACCGGTATCCAGGGCACCAGAGGTGTAACCGGTCTTGCCAACTTCATCATCGATGACACGTTCCCGGCAGCACCTACTGCTGATAAAACCCCTCTCATGTATTGGGACATCACCGATGAGGTCCTCTATTTCTATGAGACAGGA